TCAGGTGTTCCGGCCCAGCAGCATGGCTTCCGACCGCTTCGCCAGATCGGCATCGCTCTCAGCGTCGCGCCAGAGATGTCCGTAGAGGTCCATGGTCATCTGCAGGCCCGAGTGACCCGCCAGTTCTTGAACACGCTTGGGCGACAGGCCCTGGGCGATCCACAGGCTGACCGCAGCGTGACGGAGGGTGTGCGGACCAAACGCCTGCACCGGACGATTCTTGCCCCTGGCGTCAAGCTCCATGGTCACCAGACCAGCGCGGCGCATCAAGGGCAGCCAGCACTGCCGCATGAAGTCGAGATAGCCCCAGACAGGCCGTCCGTCCGGATGGGGGAAGAGGCGCCCGGACTTCATGGATCGCTCGGTTCCATGGCTGTGGTGCATGAAAGCGGCGGCCGGGCCCCGGCGTAGCCGCCAGGCCTTGACGGCTGCGCCAGCTGCAGGGCCGATAGGGATGTCGCGGCGTGCGCGCTTGGTCTTAACCTTGCCGATAATCTCGTAGTGGCGGTCCAGGCGTTCACGCACACGCAGCTCGCCGCCGGTCTTGCTGACCGTCGCGGCGTCATCCGCCAAGCCGAGCATTTCTGAGATTCGCAGTCCGCCGAAGAGCAGGATATGCACTGCCGCCGCATCGCGCTCGGGATCTGACCCCTCAGTCGCGGCACGCAGCAGGCTGGCCAGCACGTCCTTGGATGGGATGTCGACCTGATCCTCTCCCTCGTCGGGCCGGGCGGTGGTCTCAACCTTGCACGCGCTCGCAGGGTTCATGACCAGATCGCCCTTGCGGACTGCGAAGTCGCACCACGTCACCATCACCCGCCGCATGCGCCTCGTGAGATCGAGCGAACCGGTGCGGACGAACAGATCGTCTAGGAAGCTCTGCACCCGTGGTGTGGTGAGGTCTGCGAGCTTGATAGCGCAAAAGCCAGGATCAGCCTTCAGGTGCCGCTCGATCGCGGTGGCATAGCCGTCTCGGGTGACCGCCTCGCGCGCTCCTGCCTTCACCAAGCCGTCGAAATGCCGATAGTGCGCCTCGGCGACGTCGAGCAAGGTCTTTTGCGCTGAACCGACGATGCGCGCGCTTTCGACCTCGCGAAGCCAAGTCTGCGCGTCACCCTTCTTATCGAAGACCTTCGAGACGCGCTTGCCGTGGGCGTTCTTGCCCGCGGCGCGCCATTTCATCGTGGCGGACCCGTCCTTACGTGGCTGGCCGGTGAATTTCTGGACGTGTCCCATGGGCGCGATTAGAGCGCTCTGCGGCCGGCGCGCGTCAAGCCGCCGGGCGCGAAAGCGTCTCCTCGCACTTCAGCCAGGTGATCAGCTCCGACTTGAAGGCATATATCCCTACGCCCTCGCGTTTGCGGATCGGGCAAGATCCTCCGCGCTCACGGACGTGATAGACCTTGCGCTCGCTCCAGCCGAGAAACGCCGCAATGGCCGAGACGCCCTCCAAATAGTCATGCGCAAGGGTGTCAGGCATCGAAGTCATCCCCGTTTAGTGCGACGGATTCAGCTGCGCGCGCTCGGCATAGGTAGCGGTTCGTTGTTGCGTGAAGATCATCGCGCAGGCGGCGCAGCGCAGCGTTTTCGGCGCCGAGCTGGTGGATCAGCGTCGACAGCACCGATGTCTCGAGCCTCGCGCAGAACAACGCCTCGTGCGCGGCTGAGAGGTCGCCGAGGAGCGCCTCAAGGTCCTGGGCGAAGCGATCGGCGTTCTGGGCGTCTTGGACGCTCACGCCCGCAACGCCCTTAGTCAGCTTCTTGCGATAGCCGGTGGCCATCGCACGATAGTGGGCGGCCTTGGCCTTTAGCCGCGTGATAGGCGCTTGCAGGCGTCGCGTCGCCTCATCGCCGGCGGCGAACGGATCGGGGATGACAACGAAGCCGATCTGGCTAGCGATCCGCGCAGCGAGACGATGCAGGTCGGCCGGCGGCAGGTCGGCGATCAGCTGGTCGGCCGTGGCGGAGAGGCTGGACATCGCGCTCATGGCAGGCTCCAGGGCTGCAGTGGGGTATCGTAGGACAGGTACAGAGGGTGCTTCGGGTGACCCTTGGCGGTGGTCCCCAGGCAATGCAGTTGGACCCCTGCGGTCCGCGCCATGGCTAGAACCTCGCGGTCTCGCCCCTGGTGGGCGCCATGGATGCCCCACGCGGCGACTATCATTGGGTCGTACACCCGTTCCGCACCGCCTTGGTGGCCTGGCCTCGTGCCAAGGTCCAGCGCGCGACGAAGGTGCTCGTCATTGTCAGGCCCGACGGCGTCGGCAGCGGCCTTCATGTCGCGGGGATCGGTGGCGCAGAACGCGAAGAGGTTCAGCACGACCAAGCCGCCGTACTTGCCGGCGCGGGCCCGCCGCTCGCAGCGCTCGACGGTTTGGTCGTTGCTGTCCTCGTCCGCCTTCGACGGGTTGAGCATCACGAACACCAGCGGGTAGGCGCCGGGATCCCAGGTGCGCCATAGGCGGTAGCGCCAGGTCCTGCAGGGCGAGAAGTCCGCGCCGGTCTTGGTCAGGAGGTCGCTCATGCCTGCCGAGCCTCGAGCGGCACGCGGCTGGAAAAGGGCGTGGCGGCGTCGCGGATCTCTTTGAACTTGGTGACGGGGATCAGCACATGGTTGGGGTGGTGCGCCTCGCTCGTTTGGTAGTCGATATCGATCGTGGCTGCCGCTTGCACCAACCTCACCACGTCCATCGGCTGATCCGTCTCGCAGTCCGGAACTGTATTGCGGAAGCGGTCTAGCACCTGCTTCATGTCGGCCAGTTCGGCGTAGCAAGCGTTGATCGCCCGGCAGATCCAGTCGCGGTTGGTCTCGCGCTCCCCTTTGGGAAGCAGCGGGTTGAAGCTGTCGAGGCCCCAACGTTGAGCCTTGCCGATGGCGGCCAACAGCTCGCCAAGAACCATGTCGAGTTCGCCCTTTTCCTCGACCACATGGGCGGCCTGGGCGGCGAAGCCCTCTTGCAAGAAGCGGGAGTCGGTCATGCGGCCCTCGCCAGGACGGCGCCGAAGCGCTCGCTGAAGGTCAGCGGGAAAGCCTCCGCCATTTCGTCGGCCAGGGCCGGTCGCCAGGCGTAGGGGATGAATGGTGGTTCGGCGTCAAGTTGCTCCAGGGCCATCCGGGCCCCGCGCCGGATGCACTCGACCTGCAGCAGGTCGTGGAAGCGCCATTCGTAGCAGGCGCGGTAGTCGTCGAGGCCCAGCTTGGCGTAGCAGAACTCGTAGGCGTGGTGCTCGGTCTCGATCTCGTGATGCAGGACTTCGATCAGCGCTTTGCGGCCCTTGGCGGTGTGGATGCGGCCGACGTCGCGATCGCCGAGTTCGCGCCGGATGTCGTTCCACAGCTCCCAGCCGTCAGCGACGATGACCCGATCCTCCTGGTCCTTGTATTCGAACCGGGCTTGCGGGCGGACGTAGGTCGTCCAGACGCCGTTATCCGACGGCTTGTCGTTCAGCCAATCGACGTAGTCGCACTCGTAGCGATCGTACCAGGCGTAGGGATCCGGCCGCTCCCGGCGCCAGCCCTGCAACTCTTCTCGCAGGGCCTTCCTGGCTTCGATCGCGCGCTCGTTCGCCATCTGCACGATGTCGCGAACCGTGGCGTCACGGTCGAAGGTCTCGCGCAGGCGGGTCTTGCTCAGCAGATAGTGGATATCGCTGCTGGCGGCCCAGCGAAGTCCGTCTTCGAGGCCCCAGAGGGCGCTGTAGTGCGTCATGGTCAGCTCGCCGCAGTCACCCGCCAAGGACAGAGATCCAGGCGTCCAGGTCAGGCTGAAGGCATAGGCGCTGCCCTTGCCGGGCGTGCGGAAGTCGAAGGCGCGAGCGTTTCGGGCCTTGCAGGTGTGCGGCGATAGGACTTTGTCGATCCGTGCCAGTTCGGCGGCGTACATCTTGGACATGGCGGCCTCACATCGTGCATTCGCCATCGCTGATCAGCGAGTAGCGAAGCTGCCAGGGGTGAAATTCGAGAATCTGGGCGGACCAGCCGTAGCCGTCGCTGTGATTGTCCCAGAAGACGAGGTTGACGCTGTTCCAGCCCGCCCAGCGCTCATTCCACGCGCGGAGGCGGATTTTGCGGTGCCGGCGAATCCCGCTGCGGCGGGTGAGCATGGCCAGCGTGCAGAGAAGCCGCAGGGTCACGGCCCTGACCGGTGGCGCATCCTCCAGGCCGTCGTCCTGGGCGCAGACCAGGCCCTTACCCTTGTTCTTCGGCGCGAACCACAGAGCGTGGAGACCCTTGCGCCACTGCTGGCGTTCATAGTCGCGCATGCTGGCGTACAGCTCGGCGTCGTGCCGGCGGGCCTGGACGATCCCGCAGCCGTAGTCTTCGCTCCAGAACGCCGCGTAGGCGCGGGCCTTGGCAGTCAGGCGCTTGTCTAGATCCAGGATGTGATCGACGACCGAGTCGCCGACCTGGCGTCGGACGGCGGCTGAGTCGAGCGGTGGCACGCGGCGGTAGTTGCCCCAGGAAAGCAACCTCATGCCTGCACCCGCTTGAACTCAACGACCCAGACCCAAGGGTTGGCGGACCAAGACGCCGCGCCGTTGATGTCGCTCCAGAGCACAGCGAAGGCCGTCACGGCAGGGCAGGTCGCGCGCGGCACGCCCATGAAGCCGGCCCAAACCAGTTCGCCCAGGCCCTGGTGCTTCGCGCCTTCCGCGAGCGCGTCGCCCTCGCTGATGTCCTGCAGGCGCTCGATGCGGACGTCGACGATCTCGACCAGCAGACGTGAAGCCCAGCGCGGCATATGGATTGAAGGCACGCTGTTGCCGATCAGCCCGTCAGGCCGAGACCCACCCCGCTGCCCGTAGTGGAACAGCTCCAGCCAAGCGGCACCCGCCTCTGCGGTGTTCGCGATCGCGACCCACGCATCATCGGCGAGATAACGGACGCCGTCCGTGCCGTCGGCGGCTCGCTCCTCCGCCTTGCAGGTCTCACGGATCCACAACCGGTCACCGGGCTTGCCATAGGGGCACTTGACCCAGGTGAAGGGCCCGCCACCGGGGTGCTCGAACTGCGCGCCGAGCTCGTCCTTGGACGAGACGATCGCTGCCGAAGGGCAGGTCAGTAACCCTTCCGGTTCAAGCCAGGATGCCTGATAGCCGGGGCGCGGCTTCACGACGCGCCTGGTCTGGGTCTTCTCGCCGGCGAGGATGGCGGTCACCATCGGGCCGCTGAACAGGAGCGGGCGTTCAATCATCGTCGTCGTCCTGGTCGGCAGGATCCGGCTCGCCGCGCAACTCCCGCCGCAGCGCCAGCCCGTCCTCGTTGTTGAAGTAGAGGCCACACAGCGGGCCGCCCGGCCCCTCGACATCGCCCAAGCCCTTGCGCTCGAGCGACCTGGCGACCGCGTAGTCGGCGCCGGTCTTGAGTTCGACTCCGGCGCCGGTGTCGCGGTCGAGATCGCTGGGCTCGCTCTCGAGGACCATGGCTCGCTGGCGGACGGTCAGGGTGATGCTACCCATGCGACACCTCCGGCATGGCGCTGTGCTCGACGCCGTCCAGGAGGCGGCCGTTGTCGCGCTTCGAGGCGCGGACCATCAGGCGCCAGGCGACGCCCTCCGGAAGGTTGAGGTGGTGGCCACGGAAGACATGGCCTTCCAGGCTGACGAAGGCCGTCTCGCGACCGGCGAACACCGCCATGATGGCGTCGGCTGCCTCGTCATCGGCGTCGATGACGTCGACCTTGTCGCCGTCCTGGTCGTGAAACGCCTCCTTGTAGGTGCCCCACTGCTTGAAGAAGAACGCCTTCTTGGCCTCGCCGCATGCGCGACGGATCTCGCGAACCCAGGCCGGATGCATCGGACGATCGCCGCGCTCGCCGCCGACAATCACCTGGTCGATGCCCGGGCCTTCGTCGAAGTCGGGACCGTCCGGGTGCATGACGCCAGTGACGCCGCTCAGGTAGTCGTGGAACCGCCTGCCGTTGTCGAAGGTCCGATAAAACCAGAGCGGGCCCAGCAGCGGCTCGGCCGAGACGATCCGGATGGCGGCCGGGGTCTCCAGGAGGTGCGGCACGCGCGCGTCGAGCCGCGACTGGTCCTCGGCCGAGATCCCCAACCAGACGTTCGGCAGCGGTTTCGCGAGCGCCGCGGCGTCGATCAAGTCGATCAGTTGCCGGCGGCCGGTGGGGTGATCGACCCAGGTAAACAGCAGGCGCTGCAGGCCCTCCGGCGTAAACAGGCCCTGGATGTAGCTGCGCATGCTCTCGGCGCGCTTCGTCAGGATCTGATAAGTGTGCTGCGGGCTCAGGGCCATGACCGCCCAGACCTGGTCGATAAGCGCGAGCGGCACGCCGTCGGCGAACAGGTCGCTCATGCTGTTGACGAAGATCTTGCGCGGCCGGCGCCAGTGTAGCGGCTGGAACAGGATGTGCGCCGGCGCGGCGGCCATCTTGCCCGTCCAGACGAACCCGGCCTTGGTCTTCTTGGTCGTGCCCGCATAGTGCGGGACCCCCATGGCCTCGAGGCGGCCGGCCATCTTCATCGCGTAGCAGTTCGTGCAGCCCGGGCTGATGACCTGGCAGCCGACGACCGGGTTCCAGGTCTCGTCGGTCCATTCGATCTTGCTGGCCATGGTCAGCTAGCCTCGACCGGCGTGCAGCGCTCGTACGGAACGATGGTCCAGCCATTGGTCGGGCCGTCTGGCGGGCGGACGCCATAGGTCAGTTGGTCCGCGTCGAGATGGACGATCGCGCCTCTGCCGTAAGGCGTGTCGACGACGGCGCCCAGCGCGAGCGTGAGGGCGTCACCCTGACCCAGAGCCCAAGCGCGGACCGCGTCTCGCTCATGGGACCAGGCGATGCTGGATGCGCTGTTCAGGATCTCGACGAGCTGAGCATCGACACTGTCCCAGCCATGCGAGTCGAGGTAGCGAGCCAGGTCGTACCCGTCGAAGTATGCGCGCCTTAGCGCTTCGAGCAGATCAGCCTTGACCAGATCGGGGTCGCGCGTTCGGTTGACATCGCCGAGCCAGGCGCAAACCTCGGGTGTGAGGTCCTGGGCCACGCCTTCGAGCACGGCGTTAGAGTGTCGGGTCGGCCGCGGCGTCGACGCGGGCGCCGTTCGCTGGCCTTGAAGGAGGTCGGCGGTGCTCATTCCTGCCATGCTCCATAGATCGCGCCGTCGACCGCCTCGGCGGTGGTGTCGTCGCGAAGGTCGATGATGAGGGTCGCGGGCTTGCCGTCGGCAGCCTTGGTGACGCGGTGGCGGCCGACCTGCGCGAAGGCTTTGAGGTCACGGATCGCGGTTCCGAACCGGTTGAGGTTCGCCGCCTCGCTCTGGCGCCGCTGCTCGCCCTTGGCCTCGGCGGCGCGGGCTTCGGCCTGGATCTGACCGAGCGTCCTGAAGGCGGGTTGGGCCTTGCTCATGCGGCCCTCGTGGCGATCGAAGGTCGGGCCAGGGCGTCGGCCGCTGCCGCAAGCCAGCGGTCGCGCAGCGCTGAAGAGCCAGCGGCCCAGACGCTCGCGGCGTAGTAGGCGTTGCACATCGCCTCCGCCACGCGTCGCTGCTGGTGGTCAGTGGGGAAGGCGGCCTTGAACAGGTCGCCCTTGTCCGAAAAGCCGGAGAAGATGGCGCCGGTGGAAAGACCGGCCGCGACGGCGATGTCGCGGACCGTGATGGAATCGTACCCACGAGCCTCGAAAAGGCGCCGCGCGACGGCGACGAGTTGCTCACGCGTCGCCCGGGCCTTTGCGGCGCGACGAGGCTCCAGGGGAGTGGGTGATTTAGCGCTGGCCATGGGTGGTCCTCAGCGAAGGATGGAGATGGACACGACGCGCGCGTCGCCGCGCCAGGATCCGGAGCAGGCCCCACCCGCGACGAGCGCGCCGTGGGCCGTGGCGACAAAGCTGTAGGGCCACTGGCCTGGCCGGCAGGCGACGCCTCGATCGCGGTCGAGGGCGACCAGGGACAAACCTTCCGCCGCGATCGCCGCGCGCACATTGCGGCGCGCGATCAGGGCTTCTGTCGCTGCCGCCAGATAGGCGCCGAAGCCGACGAGGAAGCAGATGGTGAAGAGGCGGACGAACATGTCGTGGTCCAAAAGGGTCAGGCGGAGAGGAGGGCAGTGGGGCTGCGCAGGCGGGGCTTGAGCGCGTAGAGGCCTTCGCGGCCGTGTCTGCGCAGGCCAAAGATCCAGCTGGTCAGCTCGTCGGGGGACAGGTCGTGCGCTTCCAGCGCCTCGGTGAAACTGATCTCGTCCCTGACGATCGCCAGCGCGACCGCCTCGCGGCGAGACGCGACCCATCGGGTGACTGGTCGCAACGCCGGATGCAGGCGATGCGCGCTCATCGGGCCGCGATCTCAATCAGGCGATCAACGAAGATCCGGCCAGAGATGTAGAGAACGGTCCCGCAGCACCCGAGGCGCACGATCTGGGCGGCGAGGCGGTCAAAGCTCGCCCGTGGCGGCCATCCTGTCGCAAGATTGACGATCGAGGCGAGGCCTAGAAGCACCCAAATCCCCGAGAGGGCCAGGAAGGTCGCATCGGCTTGGGAAAGGCTCATCGGTCCCTCCATTCAGCGTGCAAGGTGATGACGATGGCGAGGAGGCCGCAGAGCGCTGTCGGCGCGGCGGCGGCCAGGAGCAGGCCGGTGAAATGGGCGAGCGTCATGGCTGCCGCCGCGAAGAGAGATCGACGACGTTAGCGTCTTCAACGCCAGCGGCCGTCGCCGCGACGCGCTCCGCGGCGCGCTCGGCGCGAACGGTTTCAAGAGACTCCATGGCCTTGCTGACGGCCTGCCGTGCCGTGACGAAGCCCTCGAACTCTTCGCGCAGCTGGCCCAGCCGGCATGTGCTGATCCGCGCTGCCAAGAGCATCGCGCTCAGGCTGGGCATGATCAGGGCCAGCTTCTGAGGATCATCGGGGCCGCCGATGACGATGAGAAGCCTATCACCGGTGGTTTCGACGACGCTGATCGCCGTGGTCAGGTCAACCTCGAGAGTGACGGATGACTTAGCCATGCCCGGCGCACCCGGAAGGCAAAGCGCGCCTCAGGCACTCAACCAGCCCGTCCGCCAGCCGCTTGCGATTGTCCAGCAGACGTTCGCGGCGGACCTGATCCTTCGTTAGCGGAGGATCAGCCGACGCCGGCTGCGCCGTCGTCGGCCCGGCGTAGGCGTCGGCGTAGGCGTCGGCGTCGGCGTCGGCGTCGGCGTCGGCGTCGGCGTCGGCGTAACGATAGTGGTGCCGGAGCGCCTCGAACCATTCGGTTCTCGGCGCTCTCTCCCCGCTGAGCGCGCGGACGTGCAGCGCTTGAATGGCCTTCGCGTGGGTGGGATCGAGATTTCGGCGTTCCAAAGTCTCGATGCTAAAGGCCAAGAGAACGTTGGCGTGCCAGTCGTCGATGACCGTGAAAGGTACTTTGCCGTCCAGGCGCGCCAGTTCGGCGTAGAACGCCCGCCCCCAGGCCTTGGCGTCATCCAAGCGAAGGCCGTCAAACACTCGCGGGACGACAAAGGCCAGCCAGCGCGGCATCACGGCGGCGGGGCAGGCAGACGCCCCACTCACGTCGGATCCAAGAACGCCCAGCATACAGGCCAGATGACGGCCGTCGTCCTCGGCCTGGTGATGCCATCCGCCCTGGATGAGGCTGTCGCTGTCCGCAAATTGCTCAAACCGCTGGTAGGCTTCCGCGGCGTTGGCGACGAGGGGCAGAGCCCCGACTTGCTTGGTCATGGCGTCTCTCAGATGTGAGGGTGGGGCAGGGCGTAGATCGCAACCGATCCGCGCCCAGAGCCGCCGTCGATGCGGCGCACGCGCCCCTTCTCGACCAGCTGGCTCATCATGCGAGCGATATCGCCGGTGTGGGTGCACAGAACATCGGCCAGCTGCGCGCCGGTCGCTGGGCCTTTGGCCAGATGGCCAAGCGCCATGTCGATCCGTGTCGACGCCCGGCCCATCACAGGCCCGCCCATTGCGCCAGCGCCACCACGACAGCGCCGACAACAACCAGCAGCCAGCCAGGCTCAATACCCGTAGGCTGAGCCGGGCTCTGGTCGGGGGGGATGATGGGCTGCCGCATCGTCGGCTCCGTCGTGGTGGACGGTCCAAACGCTAAGTGGGATATTTCCCACTGTCAACGAGGTAGTGGGAAAAAACCCACGATCCCGCGACTCGGCAATAGCGGGAGCTTTCCAACCAGACGATGCGCTGTTGGCGTGCGATCCTCATAAGTAGCAATGGGGTGCAGCGATGGACGAAGGTATTGGCGCGCTAGTTGGACTGTTCCTGCTAGCTCTGTATTTCGCGCCATCGATTGTAGCGGCGCTTCGTTCCCACCGGCAGACCGCCGCTATCCTAGTGCTCAATCTCCTGGCCGGTTGGACATTGGTCGGGTGGGTCATTGCCATGGTCTGGGCCTTTGCTGCGCAAGACAGACCTTCGCCGGCAGGCTTGCAGCCCTCTACCTCCGCTGCTGCGCCGGACAGTTTGGCCGCCCTGGAGCGCTTGGCCGCGCTGCGCGCCTCAGGCGCTTTGACGGAAGATGAGTTCGCGGCTCAGAAGGCGACTGTGCTTGCCCAGGGTGGCGGGAGCGCGCCGCGCGATCCGGTCTCAGAGCCGGTGGTTCCAGAGCAAGCTGCGTCTGCGGGCCCTCGGAAGAAGTCGAAGGGCGACCTGGTTATTCTGGTTGCGGTGGTCCCGATCGCGCTTCTCGCGATAGGATCTATCGTCGTATCAGCCCGAGACAGCTTTTCGGCCAACGAAGAGCCCAAAGTTCCAGCGTATTTGGACAGTCAGTTCGAGTTGGTGAATGTTTGCGCGGTCGGGACAAGTCAGGTCCCGAGGCTATTCAAGCGGGGACGGAACGTATCCGTCGTTATCGGCGACGATCCCCATTTGGTGGCTGGTGAGCTGGAGCACATCGTCACCTGCCAAATCAAAACCCCCACGGCAAATGGCTGGATGCACGTGAAGGTGACTTGCGAGGATGTGCTGAGCAGTTCTTGCGTCCGAGCAACGACGGTATCGGTTGCGGGCGAATTTCTTCAGCCGATGTGACGCCTAGCTCAGCTTGGCAGGATCGGTGACCGGCTTAGGCATCCGCTCGACTTGCTTGGCGGAGAGGTGGCCCAAATACTCGTACACCCACTCGACAGCCTCATCCCGACGCTTCGGGCCGATCCATGGCGCCACGTCATAGTGCTCCGGCCTAGAGCCGCGAAGCAGGCGCGCGACCACGGGCTGGGGGCTGTTCTTCAGTTGCACAAGGACGAGATGATCTAGGTATTCCTGGTCAGGGCAACTGGACTTATAGCCGAAGTAGAGGAGCGATCCTTCTTCGGCAAAATCATGCAGTTGCGCACCAACTTCGACCGCGACTGTTTCTCTATCAGAGCCTGGTAGTGGCGGCGCGGAGCCGGCCTCGGCTGGAAGCACGGATCCGTCAACGCGATCGCCGACGCGCCCGACAATCGGCACAGTGAAAACGTTGGTTGGCGGCGGTGAGCCTGGAGTGCCCAGCTCAGCAGGGGTCATCTGCAGCGCGCTGGCCAGCAAGGGGAGCTTATCGCTCCGGACGCTTCGTTTCTTCCGATTGATGATGTCGTGGACGTAGTGGCGGTCGGTCTTCTTGCCCATCCGCCGCGCTGCCTCGAACGCGTTGATGCCCAGCGCTTCGAGGCGCTCGCTCACAAGATCCGCAAGGTCCTTGGCCATGTCGGAAATATCCGACCGACCTGAGGTAAACCAAAGTTGGAAGTTTCCATTTGACTGAGTGGGAAATATCCCACTATCGTTCTGCTCATGGAAGCTGACTTGCGCCATCATCTGACCTCCACGGCCCGCGCGTTCTGTGCGGCGAAGGCGCTTGAGCTGAGCACGGTTTCGCGGCTCGCCGCCGGGGACAGTCGCTTCTTTGACAGGTTGGACGCGACCACCTTCACCGCGCGAAAGTACGACGCCGTCATGGCTTGGTTCTCCGAGAACTGGCCAGCCTCCGCGATTTGGCCGGCCGATGTACCCCGCCCGCAATGCGAGGCAGCTTGATGCGTCAGCCGGTCGCCATGTCCGCGCAACGGCCGCACGCCTTGCAGCCCGCAAGGATCCAGCTTCGCGCATACGCTCCGCGCCGAGTTTCTTGGCTTAGCGTCGCCAGGTCCTGGATGCGCTCTTGCCGGCACTTCACCCGCTCCGCGTGTGATAATCGCACCGTTTCGTCGGTTTTTTGCTTCGAGACCATCAACCCCACCACCTTTGCGTTTGTGGGGGCGATTCGTCGGGATGACTCCGTCAATTACGGTCGCAGCGATGTTAACGAATATGAACATCGGAATGAGGCTGTCCGCGAATCGTGGATCTCGCGCCGCTTCCGCGAAGCCCTGAGGGGCGCTTCCCACCAGACTTGTCCCGGCGCCGTTCGCAGCGCGCGCCGGGATCCTTTTGCCGGTGGTCGTTCCTCGAATGTCGTCTGGCGTTCCCATGTCGCCGACCATGCCACCGCCGGCCTCGCGGGCGCGCATTGCAAAGTTCGCAATCGTGCAACCGCCGATTGGACCGTCCGGCGGCTCACCCCAAACCATAACGAGGTTCTCGCATGAGCCGCGCCCTGACCTTCGAAGAGGTGAAGGCTTTCACGCGCCAGCTGATTAAGGCGGCCGGCGGGGTGGTTCCCGTCGCCACCATGCTGGAGGTGAGCCACCAGCAGGTGTCGAAGTACCAAAACATCGGCCACGCCGACGTGATGCCCTTCATGTCGATCCTGCTGCTGCAGGAGCATGCCGGCCTCGCGCTTGTGACCGGCCCGGCCACCCGCGCTATCGAGGGCGAGCAGCACAACGAGATCGCCGCGGCGGTGGTCGCCTCCGTGGCCACCAGCGCCAAGACCTTGCGCCTCGTTCATGACATGGACGCCGACGGTAAACGCGACGCTGGAGAGATCCGCGCGACGCAGGAATCCGCCCGCGAGCAGCTCGACGTCGCCCAACGCGCCTACGACGCCGCCATGTCGCTGACGCCCTCGAGCGTGGCGGGCTAACCCATGGCCTCGCCCGACTACGTCAACGACGCTCTGAAGCTTGCCGAGGACGGCGCCGCTCAGCACCTCGAGGAGCTTGATGACCGCATCAACCGGCAGCTCGACGCGCTTTCCAAGCTGCTTGATAGCCGAAAGAGCGTCGCCGCCCGGCTGATGGCGCTGCGCGAAGAGATTGTTCGCCGCCGCAGCGCGCCCAGCGCCGCCACCGTCAACCTCGACCTTCGCCACTGCTGATCACCACGGGGCAGGCGACGCCCGTGACGGTCGCCGGATCAGTTCTACGACAAGGGGGCCTCGCATGGCCGATATCGCCGAGCGCGCGCGGAAGATCATCACCGAACACCTGGACGCCGAGCCGGCCAAGGTGACTGACGCCGCAGGCTTGCTTGAGCTGGGCGCTGACAGCCTCGACCAGATCGAGATCGTGATGTCCCTCGAGCAGGAATTCGACATCGAGATCGAGGACGACGACGCCGATCGGATGAAGACGGTCGGCGACGCTATCGCGCTGGTCTCGAAGCTGGTGGCGGCCTGACCATGGCTGACGACAGCATCCCCCACACCGACGTCCTGAACGCGACCGCCCAAGGTCAGCTGAAGTCGATCATCGAGCGCGTCGAGCGCCTCGAGGTCGAGAAGGCCGAGATCATGGAGCAGATCAAGGAGGTCTACGCCGAGGCCAAGGGCAACGGCTTCGACGTCAAGGTGCTGAAGAAGGTCGTCCGCTTGCGCAAGCAGGACCGCGCCGCTCGCCAGGAGGAAGACGCGATCCTGGACCTCTACCTGTCGGCCATCGGCGAGATCTGACCGTGGCGTCCGCCTCCCTGTCATACGCCTTGCAGCCATGCGGAGCAGTGGTCCTTCGGCTAACCGACGATAGCGGTTTCGCTGTCGAGGCGAAGGTGACCGCCAACTACGCCAAGCGTCGGGCCTGGGCCATCCTGGCTGACCTTGATCCGAGCGAGGCCTCGACGTTCTTGGAGCCGGCGACAGAGAGCGACGCCGGCCCTGGACAGCCTCGTCGTATGACCCAGCGCGACACCGTGTTGGCGTCCATTGCTCGCGGCGCGAACACCATGACAGCGCTGCAGGCGGTGACGGGCTTTCCGCGCGCGTCGATCTCGGGCCGGCTGGCGGATCTGGTCGCCATGGGCCTGCTGCTGTCGCCGCAGGCGCGGGGCAGAGGGCGCAAGGCGGTCTACGTGATTACCAACGACGGCCAGGCCGCCGTCGCTGCGATGCACGGAGCCGCGGCATGAACGCCCAACTCCGACACAAGCTGGCCGATAACGGCGCTATCACCGTGATCTTGCGCGGCGGCGACGGCAGCTCCTTCGCCGCCAGTCTCACGCCGTCGGCCGCCAAGGTCGCGGCCTGGGCGATCCTGGCGGATCTGGAGCCGGATGAGGCCGCACTCGCTCGCGCCGCAGAGACCCGAGCCGAGCGCAAGCGCTTCACGTACTACGATCGGGCCCTGGTCGCCTATGCGCGCGGCGCCGAGACGCTGGGCGATGTCGTGGCTGAGACCGACATGTCGATCTCCTCGGCCGAGGCGCGGACCTATGAGCTGCGTAAGGCGGGGCTTGTCGAGGTCGTGTTCAGGGGCGGTGGTCGCAAGCGCCCGAGCCGTTACGCCCTGACGCCCGCCGGCCAAGAGCGCGCGGCCCTTCTTGAAAGGGCGCTGGTCTGATGGGCGTCTCTCTCGACAGCTTGCCGCCGCACCTGCGCGCCGCTGCGATCGCACAGCACCCCGAGCTGGCCCAGGCGAAGACCAAGGCCAAGCAGAAGTACGGGAACAAGCTGACTGAGGTGGACGGGGTCGTCTACCGCTCAGTCAAGGAAGCCAAGCGCCTGTCTCAGCTGCGCCAGCTCGAGCGCGCGGGGAAGATCAAGGACCTCGAGGCGCAGCCCGAGTTTCCTTTCATCGTCACGGACAAGCGGACCGGCCAGCCCGTGCGGGTCGGCGCCTACATCGCAGACGCGGCTTACACCGTCGTGGATCCGAGCATTGCGCCCGAGGGCTACGGCCCGGGCGCTCGGGTGGTCGAGGACGTGAAGTCCGACGCGACGGCCCGCAACAGCCTTTACCGCCTGAAGAAAAAGATCGTCGCCGCCCTCTACGGCGTCGACCTCGTGGAGGTCTGAATGAGCCAGCTGCCCCAAGACATCACCGACAAGATCCGCGATCTGCGCCAGGCGGGCCTGAGCCAGGAAGTCGTGATGGAGCGGCTCAGCGTCTCGCGCGGCGCGGTGCTTAAGTATCAGCCGCGGGAGGTGCGCGCCGGGGAGTGGACCGACGCAGACCTTGAGACGCTGACCGTTCTCTGGAAGGGCGGTTCGACGGCCACGGAAATCGCCCGCCGGCTGCCAGGTCGCAGCCGCAGCGCGGTGCTCGGCAAGATCAGCCGGCTGGGCCTCAAGCGTGATGTCGCCCTGAACATCATAAATCAAAAGGCCAACGGCGCCCGACAGGCCAAGATCACCAACAGTCGCATTCGGCCCGAAAAGGCTCTGAAGCCGAAGGTGGAACGTCCGACCCAGCCCGCGAAAATCGTAGCCGTCGCTCCGCCACCGCCTCCGCCGCTGGAGCCGGCCGTCGAGCCTCTGGTGACGATGAAGCCGGAGTTCTTCAAGCCGCAGCAGGCACGCCCGTTCATGGACCGGAGCATGGGGCAGTGCGCCTGGCCGCTGACGATCGGCGGCGAGCTGATGGCTTGCTGCGATCCGGTCTCGCCCAAGTCCGGCGGCCGCCAGTGGTGCGCCCATCACACGCGCCAGGGTCAGGTTTCGGCCAGCACCCATAGCAAGCGCAAGGCCCGTGCCGGCGTCGACATCCGCACCGGAGCATTGCGCCAATGGGCCTGAACCGTCGCGAGAACCATGTCGTGGCGCGCATCGACGGCGATCGCGAGCGCGCCGAGCGCCGCGGCCGGATGCGCGATCGCGCGCTGGACGTCGTCGCCGCGTCGATGCGCGAGGTGATCGACCCGGCAGAACGCCAGGACCTGGCTCGCGAGCTCTGCACCGCTACGGCGATCAATGCTGCTCAAGCCTGCGGCCACGCTCAGGCCGGAACGCATCTGGCCAGCCTGTCAGGTCAGGCCTTTCGCGCCGCCGAGACGCTGCAGGAGCAGGCGAAAGCCCGCGCTGCGCAGCTCAGCCTTCCCCAACTGGTCAGGAGCATTCGATGAGCTGCGTCGCGGGTATCAGCGCCCTAAACGGCGTTCCTGTCCGGGAGCTGCCGGCGGGCGAGATGATGGCGTCCGCCACGGACTATCTGCTCGGACTGGACCTGCGCTATCGCATCGGCGGGCGCGGACCGTTCGAGTACGACGGGTTCGGTTTTGTGCGCCAAGCCGTGCAGATGGTCTTTGACGCGCGGTGTTTCAGGGCGGGGCGCAAAACTCGCGCGCTGCTGGACAAGCCCTTTGCCGGCTACATGACGCGCATCCCGCCGGGCGGCATGACGCCGGCGGACGCCCTGCCGATCGAGCCCGACGCGATCGATGTCGTGGCCATGCTGGAAGACGCTGGTATGGAGCGGCTGGAGGGCAGGGGCGGCGCCTCGACCCAGGCCGGCGACGTGGTGGTCTATATCGGGCCAGGCCCCCACGCGGGCGTCGTCATGCGCGGCGCCTCTGATGATCCGGGCGAAGCCATCGCCCTGGCCTGGAACGACGGCCCGCGCGTTCGCGATGACCGCGCCATCGGCCGCTATCGCGTCCAGGTCTATCGCTGGCCAGCGCTGGAGGCGGTGTCGTGAGCACGGCGCACGTCGACACGGTGGCGCTCCATCGGGCGCAGATCGCGGACATTCTCGCCGAGGGCCAACGGCGCATTGAACGCGGCGGCGCTGATGGGCCCGGCGACCAGCGGCCAGGCGAGAGCAACGCCGCCTACGCCCTGCGGCTGGCCGACTTCTTCATCCATCTCGCCTGCCTGCAGGCCGCCTACGAGGCTTTCGACCCGGAGGTGTTCGCAATGCACCGGAAGCAGCGCGAATTAGGGAGCCAGACCCCATGAAGAACAAGCTCACCGACCTGAACAATCACCTGTTCGCTCAGCTCGAGCGGCTCTCGGACGAGGACCTGAAACCCGAGGAGATCGCCCAAGAGGTCAGCCGCACGGAGGCGATCGTCAGCGTCTCAGAGCAGATCGTGCGCAATGCCGACCTGCAGCTCAAAGCGGTGGCGATCTTGGCGCAACACGAGCGCATGCGTCCGCACCTCACCATGATCGGGACCGACCGGGAATGAAGGGGCACTGGATCAAGTACACCGCCGAGGAACTGACCTGGCTGTCAGCCAACCGGACCATGCCGATCAGCGACTACGCGCGCGCCTTCAACGAGGCCTTCGCCCGCGATGTGGCGCCAGCGAACCTGCACGCGCTGCGCAAGCGGCAAGGATGGAAGACCGGCCGCACGGGAAGATTCTCCAAGGGGCATGAGCCTGCCAACAAGGGCGTTCCGTGCCAGCCCGGTGTCGGCGCCCATCATCCCAACGCCGTTGCAACTCGCTTCAAGAAGGGGCACGGCAGATCCGGAGTAGCGGTCGACCTATACAAGCCGATCGGCACCGAACGGATCAGCAAGGACGGCTATCCCGAACGCAAGATCAACGATGATCTGCCGCTTCAGGGGCGCTGGCGCGCGATCCACCTGATCAACTGGGAAGCCGCGAACGGGCCCATCCCCAAGGGGTACTGCCTCAAGTCCAAGGACGGGACGAAGATCAATTCAGACCCGTCCAATTGGATGCTGATCGAGCGCGCCTTGCTGCCTGCTCTCAACGGCGGCCGGCACAAGCGGCGGCTGGCCTTCAATGAGGCCCACCCAGACGTGAGGCCGACCCTGGTGGCTCTTGCCACTGTTGAGCACAAGGCCCGCCAGGCGCGGCGTCAGCCGAAGAAGGTGGTCGAAGCATGATCGGCCCGGCCTGGACCCTGCCCATGGAGGCCGTGCGCCACTGCGTCGACACCGACGGGGCGGTGGTCCTCTCACGCCTGGACTGCGACTTCGCGCGCTTCAAGCCGCATCAGCGCGTCGATCTGACGCCCGGCGGCTTCGTCGCATATGTCGCCTATGAGATGCCACCCTACCGCGGTGGGATCTCGGTCAAGACCGTTCGACTGACCTGGGCCGTGCGTGAAAACGACAACGGCGCACAGGCCCAGAGCATGCTTAAGGCTGCTCTCGGCGGAGCCCAGGTGGCCAGTGAGGTGCACCCGTGACTGACCCCTATCTGAAGTTTCTCGAGGACAAGGCGATCGCCGCGCCGACGACCGGCTTCCACGTCGAGATCGACGAGCTGCATCCTTGGCTCAAGCCGCACTGTAAGGCGATCGTCCAGTGGGGCCTGGCCGGCGGCTGCCGCGCCTACTTCACCAGCTACGGCCTGCACAAGACGTCGATGCAGCTGGAGAGCGGCCGGCAGGTCCTGATGCGCCAGGCCGGCGAAGGCCTGATCGTGGCTCCGCTGGGCGTACGCCAGGAGTTTTTCGACGACGCCGCGACCATGGGCATCGAGCTCGTGTTCATCCAGACCGACGCTGAGATCCAGCCGGGCAAGCTGCATCTGACCAACTATGAGAGCGTGCGCGAGGGCAAGGTTACGCCCAGTCGCTTCATCTTCGCCAGCCTGGACGAGGCGGACGTGCTCCGCTCCTACGGGTCGAAGACCTTCCAGGAGTTCCTGCCGGCCTTCGCCGACGTGCCGTTCCGCTTCGTGGCCACGGCCACGCCGTCGCCGAACCGCTACAAGGAGCTGATTCACTACGCCGGCTTCCTCGGCGCCATGGACACCGGCCAGGCCCTGACCCGGTTCTTCCAGCGCAACGCCGAGAAGGCGGGTGACCTGACCCTGTACCCGCACAAGGAAGAGGAATTCTGGCTCTGGGTGTCCACTTGGGCGATCTTCCTTCAGAAGCCGTCCGACCTGGGCTTCAGCGACGAGGGCTACGACCTGCCGGAGCTGGAGGTCCGCTGGCACGAGGTGCGGGCGGACATCACGGACGCCGGCACGGACGCGCGCGGCCAGATGAAGCTGCTGCGCGACGCCGCTATCGGCTTGCAGGAGGCGGCCCGCGAGAAGCGGGACACGCTGGGTGCCCGCATCGCCAAGATGAAGGAGCTGCGCGAGGCCGAGCCGGGGAACCACTTCATCCTCTGGCATGACCTCGAGGCGGAGCGCGAGGCGATCACCAAGGCCGTCCCGTCGGCTAAGGCCATCTACGGGACCCAGGAGCTGGACGAGCGCGACCAGATCCTGCGGGATTTCAAGAACGGTGATCTCACCGACCTAGCCGCCAAGCCCGTCATGCTCGGCGCCGGCGGCAACCTGCAGCGCCACTGCCATCGGGCGATCTTCGCCGGCATCGGGCCAAAGTTCCGCGACTTCATCCAGGCAATCCACCGGATCCAGCGCTTCGGCCAGGCCCACCGGGTGATCATCGACATCATCTACGCCGAGACCGAACGCGAGCAACGCCGGAACCTGGAAGAGAAGTGGGCCCGCGACATCGAGCTGCGGGCCGTGATGACGGACATCATCCGCAAGTACGGCCTCGGTCGGATCGCCGCGGTGGAGACGATGCGCCGTAGCATCGGCGTCACGCGCCGCGAGGAGGCTGGCGAGCGCTGGACCGCCGTCCATAACGACTGCGTCGACGAGGCTCGGCGCCTGCCGAGCGACCATGTCGGCCTGATCCTGACGTCGATCCCCTTTGGGACGCAGTACGAGTACTGCGAGAGCTACAACGACTTCGGCCACAACCGCGACAACGCCGCGTTCTTCGACCAGCTCGACTACCTGACGCCGGAGCTGTTGAGGATCCTGAAGCCCGGCCGGGTCCTGGCGGTCCACGTCAAGGATCGGATCCAGTTCGGCGCGGTCACCGGCTTGGGGTTCCCCACCGTCGACCCGTTCCATGCCGACTGCATCGCCCACTACCGCCGGCATGGCTTCCACCTCATGGCCGTGCGTCCCGTCGAGACCGACGTCGTGCGGGAGAACAACCAGACCTACCGGCTCGGCTATTCCGAAATGCGCAAAGACGCCACCAAGATGGGTTCGGGTTCGCCAGAGTACGTCCTCTTCTTCCGCAAGGCGCAGACTGACCTTTCTCGCGGCTATGCCGACGATCCGGTCACCAAGTCCCTGGACGAGTACAGCCTAGCGCGATGGCAGGTGGACGCGGCGGCATACTGGCGCAGCGGCGGTGATCGTTACTTGACCGCCGAAGAGCTGGCGGCCCTTCCGCCCAAACAGCTGCAACGCGCCTTCCGCGAGCAGTCCGGCCGGGTGGTCTACGACCACGAGGAGCATGTCCGCCTCGCCGAAGCCTTGGCGGCGCGTAACGCCCTGCCCAAGACCTTTGCCGCCCTTTCGCTGGAATCGCCCACAGGATTCGTCTGGACTGACATTGTCCGTATGCTGACCCTGAACAGTGAGCAGTCGCTGGGCAACCGAGAGAAGCACGTCTGCCCCCTGCAGATCGACATCGTCGACCGGGTGATCCGCTTTTGCTCAGCCAAGGGCGACCTGGTCTATGACCCCTTCGCAGGTATTGGGACCGTGCCGGTTCGCGCCGTCACGCACGGCCGCCGGGGCTATGGCTCGGAGCTGAACGCCCAGTACTTCAACGACAGCCTGCGCTACCTGACGGCCGCCGAGTTCGAAGTGACGCAGCCGACCCTGTTCGACGTGCTTGACGCAGGGCGCAATGACGTCGGGGCGGCGGCATGAGCCGCTTCGACGAACGCTTTCTGGACGAGCTGAAGGCGCGGATCCGGCCCTCGGACCTGATCGGCAAGAGCGTGAAGCTGCGCCGACAAGGCCGCGAATATGCGGGCCTTTCGCCCTTCGCCAAGGAGAAGAGCCCGTCGTTCTTCGTGAACGACGAGAAGGGGTTCTATCACTGCTTCTCCAGCGGCAAGCACGGCGACGTCATCAGCTTCCTGCAGGAGACCGAGAGCCTGACGTTCGTCGAGGCGGTCGAGCGCCTGGCCAGCGAGGCGGGCATGGCGCTGCCGGTCCACGACCCGCGATCAGCTGCCGAGGATAAGCGACGCGGTGGTCTGATCGAATGGCTTGAGCTGGCGGCGAAGTGGTTCGAGGACCAGCTGCGCCGCCCGGTCGGCGGCGACGCCCAGCGCTACCTGTCGGGCCGAGGCTTCCCCTCGACTGAATGGGGCCGGTTCCGCATCGGGTTTGCGCCCGAGAGCCGCACGGCGCTGAAGGACTACCTCGTCGCCAAGGGCGCGCGCCCGGGTGAGCTGGTCGAGGCCGGCCTGCTGATCGCCCCCGAGGACGGCAGCGCGCCATACGACCGCTTCCGTAACCGCGTTATGTTTCCGATCACCGACGGCAAGGGCCGCGTGATCAGCTTCGGCGGCCGGGCCCTCGATCCCGCTGCCCGCGCCAAGTACCTGAACGGGCCAGAGACGAGCGTCTTTCACAAGGGGAGGGTGCTCTACGGCCTGGCCGAAGCCCGCCGCCTTCTGCCGGCCCACGCCGCCGCGCCGCTGGCGGTGGTCGAGGGGTACATGGACGCCATCACCTGCCAGCGCGCGGGGGTGGCGGCCGTCGCCGCCATGGGCACCGCACTGGGCGAAGACCAGATGGAAATCCTCTGGCGCATTCATCCCGAGCCGACGCTCTGCTTCGACGGCGACGCTGCTGGCCAGCGCGCCGCGCGCCGGACCATCGACCGCGCCTTGCCGCTGCTGCAGCCGCGGCGAAGCTTCCGGTTCGCAACGCCCAAGGGCGGCAAGGATCCTGACGACGTTCTGCGCGAACAGGGTCCGGAGGCGGTAGTGGCGCAGATGCGCGACAGCGTCGCCCTCGTCGACGCGCTCTGGACCATGGAAACCTCGTCGGAGGTGTTCAGGACGCCGGAAGCCAAGGCGGGCCTGCGCCATCGTCTGCGCGAGTTGGCCTACACCATCCGCGACAAGGATCTGGCAGAGGCCTATCGCCGCGAGCTGATCGCCCGCTGTGACGCGATGTTCGCACCGCCGCAGCGCGCCAATTCCGCCCGATACGCCAGGCCGTCGATCGTCATGGGCGCCTCGGACGCCCTGAAGGCCGCCACTGCGATGATGGCGCGCGGCGACGGCCACACCGGCCGGCGGCTGCTCCAGGCCCTGCTCAATAGCCCCAAGCTCAGTGACGAGCAGGCGCGCCTGGCTGACCTGCTGGTGGCCCGAGACGATCTGGACCGCTCGATCGAGGGCCTCGCCGCCGATTTCAGCGCGCCCGGCGCTGTCGCCGACATTGCGCGCCTCAAGGCCGATCGCGCCGTGCTCGATGAGCAGATCCGCGACGCCCAGCACCAGGTGCAGGGGAGGGCAGCTTGAACTCATTCGGAGAAATGAACGCTGTTTCGTCGGCGCTGGCCGGGGATAAGCCGCGTCGCATCAGGACGGACCTGCTCACGGGCGCGGCCGACCGGCTGCCCGTGGGCGACGCCGCGGCCATGACTCTCGCCTCGTTGCAGCAGTACGGCGCCGAGCACGAACACTGGGCGCTCGCATGGTCGGGCGGCAAAGACAGCACCGCGATCTTGACCCTGATCGTCTACTTCATCGCGGCTGGCCTGCTGAAGCCGCCGAAGTCGCTGACGATCTTCTACGCCGACACGCGCCAGGAGCTGCCGCCGCTACAGGCTGCAGCAAACCTGATCATCGCAAAGCTGCGCGATCTGGGGATCCGGGTCGAGGTCGTCATGGCGCCCATCGACGACCGCTTCTTGGTCTACATCCTCGGCCGTGGCGTCCCGCCCCCTAGCAACACGTTCCGCTGGTGCACGGGCCAAATCAAGGTCGAGCCCATGGCGGCGGCCTTGATCCCCCGCATAGAGGAGATCGACGGCAACATCCTGATGATCACGGGCGTCCGTCAGGGCGAGAGCGCTGTTCGGGACGCTCGGATCGCGATGTCCTGCTCGAAGGACGGCGGTGAGTGCGGCCAGGGCTGGTATCAGCAGGTCCTGCCGGAATCGAAGGCGGTGAACGGCCGCATCGCCACGCTCGCGCCCCTGCTGCACTGGCGGGTCTGCTCGGTGTGGGACTGGCTGAAGATCTTTGCGCCGATGCAGCAGTACGGCGCCTGGCCTACGGCGATCCTGGCCGACGCCTACGGCGGTGACGAAGCAGAAGAGATCAATGCCCGCACCGGCTGCATCGGCTGTCCGCTTGTCGACAAGGATAAGGCCCTGGCGGCCATCGTCGCCATGCCCGGTTGGGATCATCTCCGGCCGCTGCTGCGGATCAAGGCCGTCTACCGTGCTCTCCGACTGCCTCGAAACCGGCTGAAGAAGACGGGCATCAACGCGGACGGCTCGATCGCCAAGGCCAAGAACAAGCAGCGCATGGGCCCGCTCACCTTTGAAGCGCGCCTCTGGGCCCTGGAAGCGATCCTGACCATCCAGCGTGAAGTCAACGAGGCCGCCGCCGTGCTCGGCCGGCCGGGCGTCGACATGCTCAACGCCGAGGAAGAGGCGCGCATCCGCGAGCTGATAGCCGCCAAGACCTGGCCGAACGGCTGGGCCGGCGACGAGCCGCGCGCCGATACGCCCATGCCCGCCGTCTACGCCGACGGCTCCGTTCAACCGCTTCTAGGGATTTTCGGGTCATGAACTACCTGTCGCACCTGCCGTTCTGGGCGCTGCTGCCAATCCTCGGCGCGACGGCCTTCGTGCAGAACATGGCCTTCACCTGGGTCAGCCGCAGCCGCAACGGCGGTGACGTCGCCTATCACCGGCGGGCCGCCTGGGCCTCCAACGGCGTCTGGTACATCACCCAGCTGCTGATCATGGGCACGGTCTGGCCGGCCCTGACCAGCGGCGCGCTCTGGAAGATCGCGGTGGTCGGCGTCGTCTACATCGCCGCCACGACCGAAGGGTCGTGTCTGATGATGACCCGCCTGCTCAAAACCGAGAGCGGCAAGCGCGCGGTCGGTGCACGATGAGCGCCGCCGCCCTCAAGGCCTACTACGTCACGGACGAGGAAGAGAAGGCGACCGTCGTCTTCGCCACCCAGCACCGCATCGCCCGGCGCGAGGGCGCGCAGGAGATCGACTGCGAGTGGGGCGAGGTGACCTGTCGGAGGTCCAAGGAATTCGACAGCTACGCGCCGGGGCCCGTTCCCAAGCTGGCGCTACTCGACAACGGCTGGTGGATGGAATGTCACGGCTGCTACCGGCGCATCGAGGGCGGAACCGTTCAGGATCTCGACGGCGAGCCCCATGACACGGTCCCGGTCGAGATCGGCAACGGTATCTGGTGCTCACAGGACTGCCACGAAGCGGACAAGAACGACCGCATGGAGCGCCGGGTCGCCGAGCAGTGGAGTACGGCGATCGCCGTCGCCGACCTGCTGGAGAAGCACCCGGATGTCACGATCCGCTCAGACCCAGACAGGTGGTGTCTGCACGCCTACGTGCAGCGGGTCGACGGCTGCTATGCAGCCAAGCAGGTTCGCGTGCAGTTCGACTTCCCCGGTGGGAAGTACGGTGGCTGCTGGGCCCTGGAAGAGGGCGAGACCGAGTTCCACGCCCTGATTAGCTTCGGCGATCTTGAGGCCTGGTACATCTTCAGGGGCAAGACGCCTGAGGAGGCTGCCGCCCTAGTCGAAGAGCATCAGCGCCCGAAGACGCGCCAAGGCGGTGGTCAATGAGCGAGATCGTCCACTACCGGCGCGCAACAGACCTAGAGTTTGAACTGGACGATCTGTCACGGCATCTGCGCCAACAACGGCCGGATATTCACTGGATCAGCACGCCGGAAGGGGACCAGGGCTCAGAGTGGTGCGGGCGCAGAGGGCCAACTACCTGGCCCGGGAGGCCATGCCCACGCACCGCCGACCGCACTTCGACTTCCGAGGAGGTGGTCGATGAGCGACCAGCTTAAAGCGCTGTCCTATCTTTGCGCCCATGCCCGCGCTTCCAAGCACGGAGGCGCGAGGACCTTTCATATAGCGCACTACCTGGACATGACGACGCCAAAAGCCCGGCGCCTGATGTTGGGGCTGGAACGCGCGGGCAAGGTCCGCCGCTCGGAGCGCTACAGCGCGGTCAACGACATTTTTTGGGTCCCGGTCGACCTCGCTCAAGAGGTCGCCCATGGCTGATCTGGCTAAGACCCAGGACCTCGAGGGGCTGGCCCGGATCATCGATCCGCCGGCGTGGCTCGAGCATGACGACCTGATCAAGCGCGCCGAGGGCTGGGAGCGGGCCAACAGGGACCGGCCGGACGAGGATTTCGTTCGTAGGGCCAAAGGGCGCCGCGCCGACGCCGCCGAACTGGTGCGGATGTCGCTCGCCAAGGCCGAGAAGGCCTGGGGCTGGGTCGACGCTGCACTCAAGCTGCAGTCCGCCGCCGCCGCAGTGCTCTCGAAGTCCGACTGCGCCTGTGATCAGGCCATCAAGAGGCTGCACCTTGGCCTGCCGTACGCTGGAGACGACAATGGCTGACGGTAACGCCGCCTTCGTCGCTGAGGGCCTGCCCCATAGCCTCGAAGCAGAGATGGCCCTGCTGGGCATCCTGCTGATCGACAACGGCGCCTATGAGCGGCTGAGCCACACCAGGGCCTCGACGTTCTTCGAGCCGTACAACGGCCGGATTTTCACGGCGCTGGAGAAGCAGATCCGCAAGGGCGTGCTGGCCGACCCCACGCTGCTCGCCGCCGACCTGCAGAGCGACCCTGCGTTCCACGAAACGGGCGGCATGGCGTACTTCGCCGGCCTGGTCCGCGACGCGCCGCCGTCGGCCTATGTCCTGGACTATGCCAAGACCCTCGAGGAACTGGCCGCGCGCCGGACCCTGATCAACATCGGCGCCGAGATTTCCGCCGCGGCGAGGGCAGGGGAGCATCCTGCCAGCGAACTGGTCGAGGAGGCCGAACAGACGCTGTACGGCCTGGCCGAGGCCGGTGAGGCCAGTTCCGGGCCGCGTTCCTTCGCCGAAGCTGCGGCCGGCGCGCTGGGCATGGCCGCCGAGGCCTATAACCGCGACGGCGGCATCACTGGCATCGCGACGGAGCTGGTCGACCTGGACCAGAAGATCGGCGGCCTGCAGTCGCCTGACCTGATCATCCTGGCCGGGCGTCCGGCCATGGGTAAGAGCGCCTTGGCCGGCAACATCGCCCACACAGTCGCCCAGCGCTACGCCTACCAGGACATGCCTGACGGGACGCGCAAGACCGTCTCAGGCGGTCGCGTCCTGCTCTACAGCCTGGAAATGAGCAAGGAGCAGTTGGCCATGCGGATGCTGGCCGCTGCGGCCGGCGTCAGCTCCGACCGGATCCGCAAGGGTGAGATCCAGGCCCACGAGTTCGGCAAGGTTCGCGACGCCGCGATCGAACTTCAGGAAATGCCGCTATGGATCGACGATACCGGCGGTATTTCACTTTCAAAGCTCGTCGCCAGGGCTCGCAGGCATAAGCGCCAATACGGCCTAGACCTGATTGTGGTCGATTACCTGCAACTGGTGACTTCAACGCTTGGCGCTGGAGCAAATCGAGTTCAGCAAGTGAGTGAGATCACCATGGGCCTCAAAGCCCTGGCGAAAGAGCTCGGCTGTCCGATCATTGCACTGTCCCAGTTGAGCCGCCTCGTCGAGCAGCGCGACGACAAACGGCCCCAGCTGTCCGACCTACGCGAATCCGGATCGATCGAGCAGGACGCCGACATGGTGTGGTTCGTCTATCGGGAGGCGTACTACGTCGGACAGAAAGAGCCCCGCGAGGGCACGCCTGAGCACATCGCCTGGCTCGAGGATATGGACAAGGTCCAGGGCCTCGCCGAGCTGATCATCGCAAAGCAGCGCCACGGCCCCATCGGGACCGTCCGCCTGTCCTTTGACGCCGACCTGACCCGGTTCGGCAACCTCGCCCGCTCGACCTACTTCGCGCAGGCCCGTGACAACGCCCACACCCGCAGCTTCCAGACCGGAGACGCCTAGATGATCGTGCCCCTCCCACAGCCCCTGACGCCTCCGGACAGCACCGTGGCCCACCTGCCGAGCATGCTCCTGGACGTCCAGCGCCTGCGCGACAGCAGCATCGCCAACCATGAGAACCCCGAGGTGTTCCGTACCTCTGTTATCCTCTGGTGCGCCGCATGGCAGCAGACCCCAGCCGCCTCACTCGATAACAACGATCGCGAACTGGCCGGCATGGCCGGGTTCAGCCGCGCCATGAATCAATGGCTGGCGATCAAGGACGAGGTGATGGCCGGGTTCTGCCTCTGCGCCGACGGGCGCTGGTATCACCCCGTCGTGGCCGAGAAGGCCTTGGAGCAGATGCTCGAACACCTGACGATGAAGGCCGCCGGCGCCAAGGGCAACGCCAGTCAGGGAAAAGCCCTGAGCGGTGGTCGTGACCTTCAGGCCGAGATGGCCGATCTCGCCATCCGCCTGCGCCGCCTGAACCCGAAGGCCAAGGTTCTGGCCAAGCCGGCGGTGGTCGAAGCCGTTGCCCAGGCAGAGCAGGGGGGCGAGGCTGGCGAAGACCCAGCTGAAGCCCATTCGCGAACGAACCATGAACGCAGTGCGTTCGCAGTGCAGACGCAGGGCGTCGCGGAACAGGACGCACCGCGTGCGCAGCGCGAACCCGGTGCGGACGCAGTGCAGACGCAGGGCGAACCCACTGCGAACGCGGTGCGCACGCAGTGCGAACGCAGTGCGGACGCAATAGAACATAATAGAATCTTATCCCCCCTACCCCCCTTGCCGGGGGGTGACGCGCCGCCTGAAGGAAGTCGGTTTCGGGAAGCCTTCGACGCCTACCCCGAGATCGGCCGAACCAAGATCGCCCAGGCCGAGGCCCTGTGGCCCGACATCGCCAGGGAGGCCGGCGGGCAGGACGCACTGCTGGATGCGGTGCGCGAATTCGCCCGCTCAGCCACGGCCAAGGCCCGGGAGGGCAGGGCGGTGCCTGGGATCGTGACCTGGCTCAAACGCGGCGATTGGAAGATCCACCTGCCAAAGGGCTCGGCGCCGGAGCCCGAGCGCGCCAGCTGCTGGGTCGGGCCTGAGGACATCCGCAGCGATGTCGTGGCCCATGTCGCCGTGGCCCGAGGCGGCGGCGCAGCCGGGGAGCAGGCCGGCGAGACATTCGCCCGGACCTACCTCGACCCGTGCTCCTGGCGTGACCTGCCAGGCCGAACCATCGTCTGCCACTCGGCCACGGCCTTCCCCCGCCTCCGGAGCCAGTGCGGCGCGCTGTTCAGCCGCCTGGGCGTTGATCTGCTGCTCGAGGCGATGGAGGTCGCGGCGTGACGAACCACCCCTGCTGCATCGTCCTCGACTGTCGCCGGACCGGGAAACCGACCAAGCCGGACAGGCCGTTCATCTGCGCCAAGCACACCGCCAGCGCCGGGAAGGACCTGCTAAAAAAATACGCCGAGGTGGATGGAGCGAATACCAGAACCAAGGGACAAAACAGTCATTGGCGGTTCATGGAGCAGTCGACGTGGGAACGCATCTGCGAGGCCGTTGGAAACCAGCACGCGTTGAAGCCAAAGGCCAGCGCGCCCACCACGTCGGGAACCTAGCATGTCGAAGAAGGCCAAGAGGGCGAAGAGCCTGCGAGCCCGTCAGGGCCGTCCGCGCAAGGAGGGGGATCGCTACCCCTCGGGACGCCTGAAGCCAGTCAATCCGAAGAACGCGGTGGTGATCGAACGCAGGCAAGCGCTATGCGATGACATCACCAAGGCCACCAACCCCCTGGACGCGGCTCTGGCCAATGGCTGGATCCGGGAGATCGATCACCGCGCCGCCGGAACATACGCCAGCCTCTACCGCGCCGCCATGAGCGGTGGTCCGTCCGTTCCGACCGCCGTCGACATTTCGACGCCGACCAGCGTTGTCGACTACCGCGGCGTGGAGTTCCGCGACCTCGAGGCCCGCGAAGTGGCGGCGATCTGGGATTCGGCGATGTCTCGTCCCGGGGCGGTGGTCGGCGAAGAGGAAGGGCTCGAGCGGCAGCAACGCGCCGCCCAGGTCCTGGCGCGCTGGAAGTCTATCAACGACCTGATGCCCAAGGCGGTGCGCGACGAGATGCAGCGCGTCTGCATTGACGAGTCCTGGCCGCAGTGGATCAACCATCGGGTCATCGCCAAGACCAAGGCCGCGAAGATCAAGGCCGAGGAACGCGAGCCGACAGAGGCCGAGAAGGCGGAGATCGAGCGGTTCGCCAACAGCCGCTGGGAGGAGGGGCGCACGCTCCTGCTGCAGGGCTGCGATATCGTCCGAAGCGCAGCGCGGCGCCTTAGCCAGGACATCCAGTCCGTCCCGCAGGCGCCACGCCGGACGCCTGCCTACATTGTCGAGGAGACCCAGTTCGTCACGGCGACGGGCGATCCGCTCCTGACCGTTGAGCGGCGCTCGCGCGTACGGCCGTCCAGGATCTAAGCGAAAGCGCGCCCCGCCTCACCGCCGGGCGCGTCTTTAAAACCCGTGTTCTCGTTGATAGGGTCACTCCATGAAGACCTACCTGATGATCGACGGCCCAGTGCACGGCGAGACCATGACATTCGGACATGGCTCGCGAGCGCTTGTTCCCGACTTTCCGACTTACGCGGATCCAGAAGTAGCATCGTTAGGCCCGACATCACCGCTCCCACCTATGGTGGCCTATTCGGTGTGGGACTACTCATCGGTCATTAAGGGCGCGCCGCCAGCCCTACCGATCATGAAGGCCGACGACACTTCGGACGAGGACGCCCTTGCGGCGCTTGTCGCCATCTTGAGCCCAGCCCTTGATGCCGTCGAGGAGCGCCTGAGAGCCAAGATGCACGGTCGAGCAGTCGATGAGTTTCGCAGCTTTCTTGACGACGTCCGTGAGACCTTCCCTGTTGGGGCTTGGGAGGCGCGCTCGTGACCGATGGCTGGGAGCCGCACAAAGACGGGTTCACCCTTGGCAATGTAGGGGTGTTTCCTGGCTTTCTTACTTCGTGGGAAGTTTGGGAAAATTTCAGCGGCGAATGGCGCGTAGTCGACCCCCTGTTGGCCGTTTCGCAATCGGGACCGATGCGCCTGCCAGGCGCAGTTCCGCCCTATCCATCTAGGGAGCGCACCCGAGAGGAGACGATCGATGCGGTCAAGGCGTTGGCGCTTCAGTGGTTGAGTGAGAGGCAGCAGGCCTGACGGTGAGCGCTTGGCCAGACGCTTGCACATGGGCGTCGAATCAACGACCACACATTTATGCACTTATGAACGATCGAAGAGCTGCGCCCCGCCGACACAAGTCCGGGGCGCTTCTTCGTTTAGGGAGGCGGCCATGTGACCCGACCTTCCAGCCGGACCGACTACCGCAGCGAGGAAGCAGCGGAGTACCGGCGTCTCTACAAGACCCCGCGCTGGCGCGCTACGCGGAAGGCCCACCTGGACCAAGAGCCGCTCTGCCGCTTCTGTCTGGCCCGGGGCATCGTCAATGATGGCAGCCTGACCAACTCAGGCCACCGACAGCAGGATCCTCGCCGGCGCTTCCTGGTGTGCGACCACATCGAACCCCACAAGGGCGACGTCGAGAAGTTCTTCGCCGGCCCGTTCCAGACGCTCTGCCCTGATGACCACGACGTGGTGAAGCAGCAGCTCGAAGTGCGGGGCTACATCGTCGGCTGCGACGTAGACGGTCGGCCAACGGATCCGCTTCATCCCTGGAATAGGCGCTCAGCCTAAGCGCCAGGCCACATACCCGCCCGCAGCGTGCTGCGGGTTCAGCGCCTCGCCCGTCTCACATACAAGCGCGTACCTAAGGGGACGCCGCGGGCGAGCGCGCTGCTTCACCAGTTTCTGCGAGGGCGCCGCGCGCAACCCTACCCGACAGGGACAGGCGGGGCCGAACCCCGCCCCTCGCTCCACCCACGGAGGTCGTCATGACCGACACGTTCTTCTGCCCTCGCGCTGTTGAGAATGGCGGCGGCCCTGACAGCCCATTCATGCGCCCGTTCAATGGCGAGACGAGCTGGCGGCAGCCCGACAACCGGTGCGGCTACTGCGGCAGCCTTCACCAGGATGATTTCATGGCGCGGCTTGAAGCTGGCGACGTGACCATCGTCCCCACTGACAAGAGCTACAAGGCTTACATCCGCAACGACGGCGGCACGCCGTTCAAGCAGACCTATCGTGACTGCGGCGCCAGCTCGGACTGCAAAGGCCCAGACACCTGCACGCACTGGGTCACGCGAGAGATCGCCGAGACCAAGTTCTACTTCCAGCACCTGACAGATGATCAGCGTCGTCGTGTCGTCGAGCTGCTGAACGGTAAGAAGGTGAAGTTCGCTGCGCCGGGCTACTTCTACGTGCTGCCGTTCTTCTGCAGCCGGGCCGGAGCGTGACCATGCACTCCACGCGGCGCGCAGTCGTGGAGATTTCGACGACTGTCCTGCGCCACGTCCTCGGTCCGATGAACGATCACGGTCTTGAGGTCATCAACTCTGAGCATTCGAACCGCTACGGCATTGTCCGGCTGGTGGTCGCAGGCGATGCGCTACCCGCCGAGTGCGAAGCTGCGGTTGATGTGAGCCTGGCGCGCCTTCCGACCGTCACCATCAGGCTGACCGAAGAACGCTATGGCGCCCAGCGCCTCGTGCGCGTGGCCTCGATCGACCTCGTCGGTCGGGGGGAGGGGGGTGCAAATCCCTGTGGACCTTCGTCGTAAGGACCGGGCTGGGTCCACCGTTCGCACTGAATCGGATTTTCTGAAGGGGGGTTTCGGTCACCCCCGTAGGGGGTGGGCATGTCACTAGCGACAATCGCTGGCGGCGACGGCCTCCCGCCAGAGCCGGAATGGTCGCTGATCTATAACGACGTTCTCGACGTCGAGATGGCACGAGAGCAGTGGGGCATCGTCACCCGAGAGCTATCCGGCGAGGGAACGCTGTCGGTGGCGAATGGCCACGCGATCAAACGGCTGGTCGAGTTCCGGGTCATCTACGAACGGGCGGCAAAGTCGCTGGCCGGCGACGGCGCGATCCTCCGGGCCCGTCGGACTAAGGTCCCGCAGACGAACCCGGCCTGGCCGATCATGCGCCAGGCCTCCGAGCAGATCACCTCTCTCGAAACCGAGCTTTGCATCTCGCCCCGCCGCCGCGGTTCGGCGGTGAAGACGACGAGGAAAGCGAAGGTGACGCGTGGCTCCGACGAGTTCCTCAAGCCTCGGAGCAGCTGACCCCACGACGGCGTGGGCGCAGGACACGGTCAACGGCGTCTTTGTTTCCGGCGAGCTGGCCATCATGGCCGCCGAGCGGCATCTGCGCGATCTACGCGACGGTCCGTCTCGAGGTCTCTACTGGGATGCGGCCGCAGCCTCGCGTGTGCAGCGCTTCTTTCCTGCGATCTTGTCGATCACTGCGGGCGCGCACGAGGGGAAGCCCTTCAATCTGCTCCCGTGGCACATGTTCACGGTCGGCAGCCTGTTCGGCTGGAAGAAGGCGAGCGGCCGGCTCCGATTTCGCTCGGGCTGGCTTGAGACAGGGAAGGGGCAGGCCAAGAGCCCCCTGATGGCGGGCGTTGGCCTGCTGATGACGGGGTATCATGGCGTCAAGCGCGCCGAGGCCTACGCCATCGGCCAAGACCGCGCGACCGCCAACGTGCTGTTTCGCGATGCGGTGGCGATGTGCCGCGCGCCGATCCCCGACGGGGAAGGCGAGTGGGACACGCTGGAACACAGAGGCGAAGTCATCATCCGGGGCGAGGGTGATAACGCCTGGAAGATCGAGCACCCTGACACCGGGTCGAAGTTTCAGGCCCTCGCGAACGGTGACGCTATCTCTGGACCGCGCCCGGTGGTGGTGCTGGCGGATGAGATCCACGAGTTCAAGACCAACACGTCGTTGGAAACCTGGCAGCGCGCGATCGCGAAGATGCCGGGCGATGCTTTCATGCTCCTGGGCACGAACACACCGGCGACGACGCAGATCATCGGCACCGAGTACTCGGAGTTTTATCAGAAGGTCCTGAAGGGCGAGATCGACGACGACGAGGCCTTCGCTTTCATCGCCCGTGTCGACAAAGCTGACCGCGAGACTGTCTTCGACAACGAAGCCTGTTGGCCCAAGGCTCTGCCCGCTCTCAATGTCACGTTCCCGATCGAAAATATCCGGGGCGAGGTCAACACGGCCAAGGCGCGGATCTCGACGGCGATGTCGGTCAAGCGCCTGTACTTCGGCATCCCCGCCGGCGTTGTGGACTTCTGGACTGACGAGGAGTCGTGGATCCGCGTTCAGGGGCGCGTCAATCCGGACGACTTCATTGGCTGCCAGTGCTGGGCGGCTCTCGACCTGTCGCAAAAGAACGACCTTACCGCCCTGACGGTCATCTGGCTGAAGGACGGGCGGTTTTACACGAAGACCTGGTACTGGACGACGCGCCCAGGTCTGGCTGACCGCGCCAAGAAGGAAGGCGCTAAGTACGAGGAGTGGGTCGAGGATCCGAAGGTCGACCTGGTCGCGCTGGATGCGCCGACGATCGACAAGACGTTCGTCGCCCAGCAGCTGGCCGAGATTGCAGCGGTTCACGACCTGCAATGCCTTGCGTTCGACCCGGCCGGCATCGCCGACTTCGAGAAGGCCTGCGGGGACATCGGCTTTGCGGTCTGGCGCTACAAGGGCCCGAAAGAACCCAACGGCATCGGGTTGAAACTCGTCAGCCATGCGCAGGGCGTGCAGGTCCGCTTCGAGGACAAGCAGCTGTGCATGCCCAGGTCGGTCGAGAGGTTCGAAGACCTGATCCTCAAGCGGTGGATTACGATCGACGCCAGCCCTGTCACTTACATGTGCGCGGGCAACGCGAAGGTGATCTCCGACGGCCAGAAGAACCGCGCCTTCGACAAGAAGGCATCGCGCGGCCGCATCGACGGTCTCGTGACAAACGCGATGGCCGTCGGAGCCGCGACCTACAGCGCCGACGGCGCGGCCGGCGAGATGTTGCCGGACGACTTCGAAATCAAGGTTTGGGGGTGACTATGGTCGAGCGCGTTCGCACCGGCCTTGCCGTCGTCGGCCTCGCCTCCGTCGGCTGGGGCACCGCCATGCTCAGCGTACCTGCCGCCTTCATCGTAGTGGGCGGCGCACTGGTCGCCGTCGCTGTCTTCGGCGCGTTGAGGAAGGCCTGATGCTGAGCGCGCTTCTCGGCGGTCCGGTCGCTCAGTCGCAACAGGTCAGTGGAACATCTGACCCAACGCCGTGGCTGATGTCCGTCCTGGGTAACCAGATGACGGCCACGGGTTTGCGGATCGGTGTGGCCGAGGCGCTGTCCGTTCCTGGCTTCTCAGCGATCATCCACACGCTGAGTGACGATATGGCGGCGCATCCGCTGGTGCTCTATCGCCGCAAGAAGGGCGGCGGGCGCGAGCGGGCCAAGGACCACCCACTGTACCGGCTGCTGAAGGACCGCCCGGCGCGCTGGCTGACCAGCTACTCCTGGCGCAAGGCCATGTTCAGCACCGCGCTGACCGGGGGCAACGCTTACGCGCGTCCGATCCGCAACGGGTTTGGCGAGGTCACCCAGATCACGCCGATCAAGCGCGGCTATGTCACGCACAAGTGGGCCGATGACGGCGAGCCCTTCTTCGACCTCCGGCGCAATGGTCGCGGCACGATCCATGGCCTGAACCACCAAGAGATGCTGCACCACCACTACCGCGGCTCTACCGACGCTGGCGAGAACGGCGGCATCTACGGTGTGTCGCCAATCGCGACGCACAAGGATGCCATCGGCCTAGCGGTGGCCGCCGAGCTTTTCGCGGCGAAGTTCTTCCGCAACGGCGCCCGCCCGTCGGCCGTCGTCGAAACGGACAAGACCTTTCCGAACGACGACGTCGCCAACCGTACGCGCCGGCAGATCGAAGAGGTTCTGTCCGGCGTCGACAACGCCGGCAAGGTGGCGATCTTCGAGCTGGGGCTGAAGCTCAAGCAGTGGTCGAGCAACAACAACGACGCCCAGCTGGTCGAACTGCGCAAGCAGCAGGCTGTCGAGATGTGCACCATCTTCCGCATGCCGCCCCATAAGATCGGGATCCTGGACCGGGCGACGTTCAGCAACATCGAACACCAGTCGATCAGCTACCGGGGCGACTGCCTCGTTCCGCTGGCGGCGATGTCCGAACAGGAAATGGAAAACACGCTGCTCTCCGACCGAGAGCATGAAGAATACTTCATTGAGTATGACCTCGACGGAACCCTGCGCGGCGACCTGCTCAGCCGCTATCGCGCCTACTCGATCGGGCGGCAGTGGGGCTGGCTCTCGGCCGATGACATCAACGAACTTGAGAACCGCAACGCGCTGCCGGACGGTCAG